ATGTAGGTGCATGACCTGTAATGGCTATACTACCAACACTAGGGGTTACTACTTGCCCACTTACAACTATACTTGGTGCTGAGCCTATTAAAACTGAAGCACCGGAAGGTGTAATTACCTTACCACTTACTATCTCTGGTATTTCACCTGTTATAGTTACATTACCAACATTTGGTATTACTACATGGCTCTTAACCACATCAGGAGCAAATCCTGATATATTAGCAGCACCTGCAGATGGTGATATTACTCTACCTATAATTGCATTTGGTGCTACACCTGTAGCTACAATTGTTCCTACACCTGGGATAACTACTGTACCCCTTAAAATGCTAGGTGTTTCCCCTGTTATTGTTGCAGTTCCAACTGCCGGTGTGATTACTGTACCACTTACAACCGTGCTTGGTGCTGATCCTACAATTACAGACGCCCCTGCTGGTGTGGTAATAATCCCACTTACAACTTCAGGTGTTTGTCCTGTTAAAACAACGGTACCCGCATTAGGTGTAACTACTTGCCCACTTATTACGTTAGGTGTTTCACCTACTAATGTTAATGTTCCAACACTAGGAGTAATTGCCTTACCACTTATAACATCTGGTGCATATCCTAATAAAGACACTATGCCTGTATTAGGTGTTATAACTCTTTCTTCTAATACTGTAGGTGTTTGACCTACTAATGATACTATGCCAGCTGAAGGAGTAATTATCCTTCCTTCGATAACTGTAGGCCCAACTCCTGTTCCCCAGCCACCAAAACCCCAGGTATCTACACCCCAAGCGCCAGTACCACCTACTGTTATTGCGCCTGTAGAAGGTGTTATTATTATGCCTACGCCCCACTCACCGGAGCCCCAGGCACCACGTCCCCAGCCGCTATCTACCACGACTTACTCTATTAAGTTAAAGTAAAAATGCCAGTAGCAGCAGGTAAAATAGTCAATGTATTAGGTGATGTTACAGTAAATTGACTAGATGATAATTGGCAGAAGCATAGTAATTTACCAGCTGTAGGGCCAGTTGAATTACGAATGATCGCATATTTAATATTAGTCAATGAAGCACCAGAAGCTGTAAATGCTAAACCTACTGTAGACATTGTGAACTTCATTTGTTTTGCTGAAGCGCCTACTGTCCATTGAGCAGTTGCTGGTACTAAGTTTTTACCACCTGTTGTATAACCACCGGTAGCAGCAATTTCATTAGTTACAGACGCATATGTACTTAGTGTAAAAGTAGAAGTATTACTTGCACTTGTTGCTAAGACCATTTTAAATACGCCGGCACCTAATGTAATGGTTCCGTTACCTATATATTTTTTGGCACTATTATATAATTGCCATGCTGAAGCAGCCATGTTAAATCTCCTTTATATCGGCGTATGAAGCGCCTGTTTCTAAAATGTGACGGAGTAACCCGCCGTAAATGTTTAATTCAATTTCATCCCCTAGCATACGAATTAAATCAATAAACTCTTGTGCTTGGGATATCATCCACGGATTGCAGCTGAATATTTTCCCGCCCACGTTTACGGGTATGACTAGCTGTCCATCATTTTCTTTTTGCTCATATGCATGGTGAACTTCATTATCACTTAAACAAGAATCACATCCAAATAAATGAAACCGTTTAAATCCTAACATTCTAAATAACGGTATAGCTCTTAAAAGGACAGTTGATCCTCCAGGAACCGGATACCATGTTTTATAATGTTTAGCTAATAGGTCATTTAGTAACTCAGTACTTGTATGCCATATATACGTTCTATCTTTGGGTAACCCATCAAACGTTGTAGGATCACATTGAGAAGCAACAAAATACTTACAATGATCAACTACAGGTTGCGTAAATCGTGCATTAAAAGGTCTAGCATCTACCATAACCATAGCAGAAGGTGTTAGTCCATTATCAAGGCACCATTTATAGGCTCCATTAATTGTGATTAGTTTAACACCATCAGCCCTCTTTTGTCTAATAGTTTCAAGATGTTCATTTAATGATGGACCCCCACCTAAAATCATAACTTCTTGGTCATTAGTAGGGTGTGGCTGAATCTGCATAAACCCTCTTTGAATATTAAACTCTACGTTAGCTTTTATGGTTTCTTGATCAGTATTTAATACCCCTGCATCAACAACGTCTTCGCCGCGCATCCATGCACTTACGTAAAATAAAGCATATCCTTTTTCTTCTTTTGACCAGTGTATAACACAATCACGTTCTATAAACTTTTTTAGCCACCATTCGTATGGATGTACACTTAAATGCAATTTATGCCCTACTAATACACCCATTTTGTCATCTTCAGTAGCAATCTGAAAGAATACATGCTGACATGCAGCTAAACAATTATCTAAAACCCTATCTACATGATGAGGTCTTATATGTTCCATTACATCAGTACAAAAACCATATGCTGCTTTGACAGGTAAAGGTTGAGATAAATCCGCCTCTACAAATCTTAATGCATGTTTCTGTGTTTCTAACATTGGTCGAATATCTTCGTCTAAACAATTATCTGCGAAGTCAACCATAGTGACATCTAAGTTACCAAAGAAAGCTAAATTAAGAGAACCTCGTCCTGTGCCACAGCCTAAGTCTAAAACTGATGCACCTTTGGGTGGTTTAGCTTGTCTTAAAAATTCGTGTGCTATGTGTTCACCTGGAGATACAGCTCTGTACTCCGGTCTATCCCACATCATTTTATATAAATCTTTTTCTAAAGGTCTTACATTACTTACATTTACTTGCGGTGCTTCTGAAAATACAGAAGATACTGTTGTCATTTATGTGATCCTTATAATTGCAGCGCTTGATGTAGACGCTGGGAATGTTACTGTAAAAGTTTGATTGGTAGCTGTTTTAGTTCCACCAAAATTTAATACTGCAACTGCTTTATTACCTTGAGTGCTATTATAAATTAAAGCACCTGCTGCTGAAAAGGTAGCACTTGGCCATGCTGAATTTTGAAAGTTTAACCATGCTACTGTTTCAGTATTTGTTGAAGTAGGCACTTGAGATATAACGAGTGTATTACCCCCTGCGGTATATCCTGTACCTGTAACTTCATTATCTGTTGTATATACTGTAGTTGTAGAATCTAATGTTGCTAATGTAGTATAAAGTGCAATCTTAAATGTATCCGCTGCAGTGGTTGCACGAATAACGCCTGTACCAAAGTTATGGATGCCATCTAAGATTTCAACTTTAAAACTTGTAGTTAATGTTTGTGATAGAGCCACTTATTATCCTTTATTGAACGGGGTATCTTACTTGACCTGATCTATAAGCATCTTGTCTATCTTTGCCATCACCTAATTGTTTGAGTAATAACATCGCTTCATCATAACGAGCTCTGTAATTATCAAGCACATCTTTTTCACCCTTCATATAGGTATAAGCTTCAAGTAATGATCCATATAAAAGAACAGAATCAAAGTTATTACCAACCCAAGAAGTGCCTGCAGTTACAATAGACTCAGGATAATAAAAATAATGTAACTCAACTGAGTACGCTACATCGGGGGTAGGGCCTAAAATAAAAGTGGTATTATCAAAAACAGCATAATACTGAGGTTCAGCATAAAAATCTGAATCTGTATCAGGAAACGATTGCCTAATAAAATTTACATCTTTATTTAGTAAGTAGGTATATTCGTTTGAAGCATTAATAACAGCCATACTAAATGTAGCTAACCAATCACTAGGCATAGCAAGATATTTATTTCCACCTGTAGTAGTGCCTGTTACATTTTTACGTAACGCTGGTAGCTGTACAGTATTATAAATACGCTGTTCTGCTTGACGAATAAAGTTATTAATATCCGTTGTAGTAAACGTATTTTCTGTGTAATCCTGTATTTGAGTAACTAGTTGCGAGTAATTTAAAGCCATGATTAAGCCATTGGACCTCTAGCTTTTAAGCCTTTGGTAGCTGCGCCTGTACCACGAATCTTAATACCATCAGATTTAACATCTTCACGACCCGGATTGCTAACACTTACACGACGTCCACCCATTTTAGGTGTAGTCTTATCCATAGCAATAGAGTTTGGATCTTCACTATAAGTAATGTCTGCATTAGGTACAATAATTGGTTGTTTATATTCTGCCATGATAATTATCCTTTTTTTTGTGCTGCAACTTTAGCTAGGTTACGACCCATAGTTTTCATGTCAATGTTCTTTTTACCACCTTTAGAACCTGCATGTTTAGGACCTTTTTCAATCCCTACGTTTGGGCCTGTATCGCCTAAATTGCGACCTTTAGTTTTACCTTGTTTAGCAATACCGTCTGCTGCTGATTTATATGCCATGTTACTTCTCCTTATGTTATTGTTACTGTTACATCGCCTAATGCACTAATACCTACTAAATCATTAGGTGTTAATGAAGCATCAAAAAAACTAGATCCTCCTACAGGATTCCAGCCCCACTGCGTAATTCTGCTGCCGCCTAATGGTACACCTGTTTGATCTGCATCTGTGCCTGTGCCAGACTCAATTTGTATACCATCTAACCCTGACTGATAATAACTAGGACTATCAGGGCGTGGGTCACGGACCGCTTGCGGATCATTTACCGGATAAAGCCCAAGACTTAACTGTGGTTGATCCGGTTCCCAACATTCAGGACATACCAGTATATTAACATTTTTTGTCTTAATAACCAATCGTTTTAATTGTGATAATTTATATCTAAAGTTACATCGATCACACTGGGCAATCGCATTCTTACCACTTGAATACTTACTAGGCATTCCTAATTCCTATAATAGAACATATCTCTTGGTACTAAACGTATTGGAGCTTTTTCTCTATCTTCTTCAGCTGCTAATTGGAACGCAGCTTCATAATCTGCTCTTAACATTTGTATACGATCAGGAGCTACATTAGGTAACTTCATACTTAAATATGCAGCTAGTCCTGCTACCATGCATGGTATAAATCTAAATGGAATATCTTGTACGGTCACACCATTTCCTGCATCTTGAACACGTCTTAATCTGTAATAAACAAATTGATAAAAATCACTTTGGTCTGGAGCTGGCCATACATTTACTGTAGGTAGGTTTTGTACATAGACTCTAGCACCGATTGAATGTACCCCTAGTGTTGTATTGTTTACTGCTCTAATACATCCTGTTAAATCATTACCATCAATACCACCATACTGAATAGTTTCGTTATTAATTTTAATAAAACCAAATTGAGCTAAACCTTCTGTACTAGATAGTGTAATAGTTTGTGGATTTGCTGCAGTCGACGCAGTAGCAGTTAAATTTTCATTTAGTGTAATATCAGTAGGGTTCTCTTGTCCTGATTGTCTATTAATCCATACTTGAATAGGACGTCCTGTTGCATTTTTATTAGGTATAGTTATATATGTTGACTCACTAATACGGTTAATATTAATGTCTTGTTGGTTTGATCCTGTTCCAGTACGCGTTACCATATCAAGCAAGTCAATTGTATCAACAGGTAAAGCATACATAATTTGGTTTTGATTTAAATTAATTTGGCCAGGTTCTACAGTCCATAGATTAATACCTCGATTAGCCCATTCGATTGTCATTAAGTTTAAAGAACGTCTTGCAGTACGTAGATCATATCCAGTACGTAATTCTTGTCCGCATCGTTCAAATGCATCTTCAACAAGGTTATTTAAATCTAAGTTAAACGCCGTAGCGCCTGAGGTTCTATCTACCATTATTTTACTCTTCTATAAGGTTTTACTTTTTGTTTAACAGATTTAGGTTGAGCTACAAACTGTTTGCCTTTAGCTTTGCCTTCTCTTTTAGCCTTCGTTGTAGCGGCATATTCTTGAG